AAATAAAAAAATTTTGGAAAGGTTGGACGTTTGTGTGCAACCTTTCCTCTTTTTTTGCCCGGGGGCAGGACCAAAACGAAAGGGGGATATGTGAAATGAAGTATGTAAAGAGACGTTGGTTCGAGGAGGAAGGGGCTGCGGTATGCGCCCGGTGCGACCTGTGTGACGGAGAACTGCGGTGTGGGGAGAAATACTACTGGGTCAGCGGGGAGAACGTGTGCAGGCGGTGTTTGGCGGATTTCGCGGCGCAGATATTGGCGGCGTATGAGGTGACGGGAGGTGAGGAGACATGAGCTGGGCCAATGTGAACTGGGACGAGGTGAAGGCCAAGTATGAGGAGGGGACGTATACGTATCAGCGGCTGGCGGAGGAGTACGGCGTGTCCATTCAGACGGTGTGCAGCCACGCGGTGAAGGGGCAGTGGCAGCGAGGCCGGGAGGAGGCGGAGAAGCAGATGCTGCGGCGGTGTTTGAAGGCCACGGCGCGGATGCTGGAGACGGCGGCGAAGGGGGCTACGGAGCGGCTGGAGAACGGAGAGGGCAGTCTGAAGGAGGTCAAGGAGCTGGGCGGGCTTTTGCAGGCGCTGGTGGGGACGGCGGAGAAACTGTACCGGCCTGAGGAGGGCGAGAGCGAGGCGGATCGCCGGGTGGAGGTGGTGCTGTCCGGGGAGACGGAGGAGTTGAGTGGGTGAGGGGGGATGTGATGTGGGGAGACGGATCCCCACGGGCGCTTCGCACCCTCGGAATGACAGGGCAGGGAGGCTTGATGCCGCGGCGCTGCCGCGGCATAGGGCGGACAGGGTCGTCCGCCCCTACGGAGGGAGCAAGGGGTGCGGTGGTAAAATGGACGGCGGGGTGAGGCCACCCCGCCTTACGGACAAATTATCGGTAAGCAGGGGAGGAAAGAAATGAAATGGGAGATCGGGTCGCCCAATGGGCGGCAGAGGGAGTTTTTGGCGTGTAGGAAGAAGTATATCGCCTTCGGCGGGGCGAGAGGCGGCGGGAAGAGCTGGGCGGTGCGGTGCAAGGCCAAGCTGCTGGCGGTGCGGTATCCGGGGATACGGATGCTGCTGGTGCGGCGGAGCTTGCCGGAGCTGGAGGCCAACCATCTGGTTTTTTTGCAGCGGGAGCTGGCGGGAGTGGCGGAGTTTAAAAACAGCGAGAGGCGGTTTGTGTTCGCCAACGGCAGCGTTTTACAGTTCGGGTACTGCGGGTGCGACCGGGACGCGGAGCGGTATCAGGG